AGACACCAGAGTATCAGGATGAGGTTATTAAAGTTGTTGAACCTTATCTGTCAGAATTCCACAAAATTGCTGAATATAAATTCAAAGGCATTGCAAACATGTGGTGTCAGAAGTATAGTGCAAGAGACTACCACACTCCACATGACCATGGATGTATGGGGTACTCGTGTGTTTTGTATGCTAAAATGAATGCAGAACATCCAAGCACTCTCTTCTTCTCACCATTCAATGATGAGAATGGAACGCACCAGTGTTCTTCATTTCCATGTAGTGAAGGCGACATGGTAATCTTTCCATCGAATCTAATGCACATGGCTCCCCCGCATGACAGCGAAGAGGAGCGTGTGATTATTTCATTCAATTTGATATGAACATCTTTGTGACCGACGAGTGCCCTGAGAAATCAGCACGGGTTCTACCTGACAAGCACATCGTTAAAATGCCCCTAGAGACCTGTCAGATGCTCTCTATCGTTGCCTCTGACAAATGGGGTCATGGTTATGGCACTCTTCCTAAAGCAGACGGTACACCCTATGCTACTGAGAAGGGTGCCTTTCGTAATCATCCCTGTACTATCTGGGCAAATGAAACCGTAGAGAATACTCGTTGGTTGTTGCAGCACGGGTTTGCTCTGTGCGCTGAGTATGCCGCACGGTATGGTAAAGTACATACCTGCTTCCATTCTCTTCTTGCTGCCTCTGAGATTATTCCTAAGGCAGACTGGAGAGACCATACACCGTTTGTACGGGCGATGCCTGAGGAATACAAATTTGATACAAGCATTGATACCATCACTGCTTACAAGATGTATATTGCATCTAAACCCTGGGTGTGCGATAATTACCTTCGTTTGCCCCATCGCAAACCTGACTGGATTTGATTATGCGTAATGAGTTTCTCTGGGTCGAAAAGTATCGTCCCAGGACTATTGATGATTGTATCCTCCCTGAGGGTACGAAAAAGACATTCAACGAGATGCTGCAGCAGGGTGAGATTCCCAATCTCCTGCTGACTGGTCCTGCTGGATGTGGTAAAACTACTGTCGCCCGTGCTCTTTGTGAGCAGTTAGGGTGCGATTATATTCTTATTAATGGATCAGATGAGGGAAGATTTCTGGACACAGTACGGAACCAGGCAAAGAATTTTGCTTCGACCGTCTCACTTTCGTCGGATGCTAGACACAAAGTCATCATCATTGACGAGGCTGATAACACAACCCACGATGTACAACTCCTCCTACGGAGTAATATTGAGGCATTTCATCGCAACTGCCGCTTCATCTTCACCTGCAATTACAAAAACAAAATCATCGAACCCCTTCACAGCAGGTGTTCGGTCGTTGAGTTCAATATCAAAGGTAAAGAAAAAGCAGTCATTGCAGGAGGATTCTTTAAGCGTCTCCAAGAAATCCTGGATCAGGAAAGTGTTGGGTATGATCAAAAGGTCCTTGCAGAACTGATCAATAAGCACTTCCCTGACTGGCGTCGGACACTGAACGAATGTCAGCGTTACTCTGTCAGCGGTAAGATTGATAGTGCCATCCTAGCAGAGTTCTCTGATGTGAAGGTGGAAGACCTTCTCAGGAACCTTAAGGCAAAGGACTTTGGTGCCGTCAGGAAGTGGGTGGTCAACAACCTGGATAATGACCCCACAACGGTCCTCAGGAGGGTCTACGATGCCCTTCACAGTGCCCTAGAAGGTCCTAGCATCGCTGCTGCTGTTCTGATCATTGCGAAGTACCAATATCAGATCGCGTTCGTTGCAGACCAGGAGATCAACCTCCTAGCAGCACTTACTGAGATCATGGTGGAATGTGAGTTCAAATGAGTAATTTGGGACCTCCACCACAACATCTTATCGATGCTATTAAGCAGGGGAAACCCATCGATGGTAGGGATCCTTGGGTTCGCAAAATGATGAAGGAGGAGAGGGAAAAAGAAAAGATCAGACGGCATGAGAAGCAACAGCAGATCTTGGAGTCTGGTATACGAATACTAGAAAAGGAATATAAAGAGTTCTTACATCAAGAAACATTCAATAGTAACACTGTTAATTGGAATTATCCTAAAAAATGTAAATGGTGTGACTGTGAATCGATGAGAATTATCGTAAGACCAGACATTATGCACTATGCTGAATACTACTGCAATGTCTGCCATAAGTATAATGATTGGTTACCTTATTCTGAACAATGAAAAAACTTTGCCCAGAGTGTAAGAAAGTAAAGGATGTCTCTGAGTTTAAGGACAACCTCTGTAAAGAGTGTACTCCTCTACCTACATTTGAACCTAGGGTCATGAGCGAAGAAGAGAAAGAATTTGAACGCCATATTGATGATGACTACAATGTGATCAGTCACTTCTATAGTGCAAAGACCAAGCATCCGAACATTCCATTCTATCTTCGCGATGAGATGGGCAATACATGTGAGTTTGGATGGTCTCTGATCTACCAGTATATTGAAAACTGTAACCAATGAACAAAACCACACCAGAAAATGTGCAGGAAGCCAATGAGGCACTATTCCATGCTACAATGAATCTACCTGCTGCTGCCGCTCACTGTGGCATGACGCAGAAGGAAATGAAGATGACCTTCCGCGAATATCTGAAGTATAACGAACCTGATTATGACCCAACTTAAGACGCCGCTTAGATACCCTGGAGGAAAGTCTCGTGCGGTTACTAAGATGCTGCAGTTTCTTCCTGATCTTTCTAACTATCGTGAGTATAGAGAACCATTTCTCGGTGGTGGATCTTTTGCCATCTGGATGACTCAGAGGTATCCTGATATGGATATCTGGGTCAATGATCTTTATGAACCTCTTGTCAATTTCTGGCAGCAGGTTCAGGATAATGGTAGGCAAATGCGGGATGAATTGGTTCAACTTAAGTATAGGCATTGTGATCCAGTATCTGCTAAAGTATTGTTCTTAGAGTCTAAGGAGTACCTTAATAATGGAACCAAGAAAACTGAACCCTTTTACCGTGCCGTTAGTTTTTACATTATTAACAAGTGCTCTTTTTCTGGTCTCACTGAGTCCTCATCCTTTAGTGCCCAGGCATCTGATTCAAACTTCTCGATGCGCGGAATAGATAAACTGATGGGTTATCAGGAGATTATCAAAGACTGGAAGATTACCAATCAGTCCTATGAGGATCTAATGACTGATGATAAAGCAGTATTTACTTATCTTGATCCTCCTTACGACATTAAGGATAACCTCTATGGGCGCAAAGGATCAATGCACAAAGGATTTGATCACGATAAGTTTGCTGCTGATTGCGATCATTTTGTTGGTCCAATGATGGTCTCATATAACTCTGCCCAGTTAGTTAAAGATCGCTTTGAGGGATGGAACGCTCAGGAGTATGATCTGACATACACAATGCGTTCAGTGGGTGATTATATGAAAAACCAACAAGACCGTAAAGAACTATTATTGATGAATTATGAAATGTGAAGTTAAACTCTACAAAGCAGGCACCGTTTTTTCTGAAGAGGTGATCGCTGTTGACTATCAAGATGCCCGTAAGGTTGCCCTTGCTCGCAATCCTGGTGCCCAAGTTCTCAGTGTTAATGTTAAAATGAAATGATGGAACTCAAAGACTGGTTGAACTCTATTAACTTTAGTAAGGATGACCTTCTGGAAGAGGATCCTTCTGCCATTAAGAAGTATCCTCCGTTCATTGTGAACAAGTGTCTGTCTGGACACATCGACTCTATCATGTTCGCGAATGAGATGAACAAGAGTCACTTTCTAGACAAGGACATGCAGTATAAGTTTCTGCTTAACAGTCTTCGTAAGAAGCGTAGGTTCTCTCCCTGGTTAAAGAAGGAAAAGATTTCCGACCTAGATGCCATCAAAAAATACTATAGATACAGTGATGAGAAAGCGCAGCAAACTCTTAGGATTCTGACTAAGGAACAGATCGCTTACATCAAAAAGAAAATGGATACGGGTGGCATGAAATGAGAGTTCTAAGTATTGACTTGGACTATATTTGCGAACCAGCGATTAATCATAACAAAATTGATGAGATCCGTGAGGAAAATTATGATCAATGGCCAGTCTTAAAATGGTGGCAGTTGTTTAATGATTTTCCTGGAGAGTTCAGGCATGACATCAATATAGAATATTTTCATTACTGTCTTCGTGTCTATCTTAGGGCACTTAGAACCTGTAGAGAAGTTTATTTTGGTTATGATCATGACAACATTCTTTATGGATTAGAGGGACATACCGATATCGATATTGTTAATATTGATCATCATGATGATGTTTTCTCTGGAGTGTTTCGTATATCAGATGAGGATGAATCTGGAGATATAAACTCTACCTATGAGCGTAAACTTCTTGAGTGTTACGACAGAGTGATGGAGGGTAATTGGTCTCTGTGGTTACATACTAAAGGTAGACTGTCATCATATACTTGGATTGGTGATGATAAAAGTGAAAATATAGATCACATTCAGTATGCTGAGAAGCATCTTCCCAATTTCACATACTCCACCATGGAGAGATATGATTGGAAAGATAATTATGAGTTTGATCAGATCTTTATCTGCCTGTCTCCGTCATATATCCCACCATTGCAGTGGCATATGTTCGGAACATTTATGACTATCTACGAAGAGATTACTGGTAAAAAGATTAACAAGAAGGATCTCCACAAAAAATATGAACTCGAATATTATTATCATGGATGTACCGAATACATCACTAAAGGCACTGGTATTGGAGAAGGTCCGTCTGCTCCAAGAATTATTTACTAAATAATAAAAACATTTTGCTTAATTGAGATGAGCGTCGTTGTTGAACCCACGGTGAACTGGTCTGCCGATCAGATGGTAGAAGTTGCACTAAGCGAGCCTGATGATTTCCTGAAGGTGCGAGAAACACTTACGAGGATCGGAGT